AGATGCTCAGATACTATCATGCTGAGCTTCCAGAACGCCAATCAAACGGCAACAGCAGCTACGTATCGCAAGATGTGTACGATGGTGTTGAAGGCTTAAAAGCTTTGCTGCTTGAAACCTTTTCATCTGGAACCGACGTTGTTCAATTTGCGCCACAAGGTCCGGAAGATGTAGACATGGCACGTGTGTGCACGACTTACACCAACTACATTATACACCGCCAGAACGACGGTTTTTCGATCTATAGAGATATTATTCACGACGGCTTGATGGCACGCAATGGTGTTGCGAAAGTATATTGGGACAACAAAGTCGATGTGCTTGAAGAAGAATTTCAAGACTTAACTTCAGACGAGCTGGACGGCTTGATGGCTGATCCTGATGTGGACGGCTTGCAGTCACTCAATGATAATGACGGTTTACTAAGCGGCGTTATACGCAAAAATATTAATAAATCTAAAGTGTGTATTGAAGTTATACCACCAGAAGAATTTATTATTAATCCAATGTCAAAAAGCGTTAACGATGGCTTTGTTGCTCATCGACGCACAATGCGCAAAGCAGATCTTATTGAAATGGGATTTGACGCAGAGCTTATTGAAGGCATAGGAAGCGACGAAGACCCACTAGGTGAGAACTACGACGAAAGATATTATAGACACGAGCAAGTTGGTCCACAAAAGCTGACACCAGACGAGCACAACTATCAAGAACAAATGAAACAGATTGTTGTGTATGAGTCATATGTTGAAGCTGATATGGAAGGCGATGGTGAAGCTCGACTTTACAAGACAATCACAGCAGGCAACACATTGCTTGATGTTGAAGAAGTTGATCGCAGACCATTTATCGTCTTTACACCTGTTCCAGTTCCGCACGCGTTTCATGGTGAAAACTTTGCATACAAGTTAATGCCTACACAAAATGCGCGGACAGCACTTATGCGGTCTATTTTAGATCATGCGTCTGTGACTACTAATCCAAGATATTTAGTACAAAAAGGCGCGCTTACTAATCCGCGTGAGCTCTTAGATAATCGTCTTGGTGGTATCGTAAATGTGACACGCCCTGATGGTGTTCAACCGCTGCTACAAAATCAGCTGAACCCATTTATTTTCCAGACAATAGTGCAGCTTGAAGAGGACAGCGAAAACACATCTGGAATATCTAAGCTTTCACAAGGTTTAAATAAAGACGCAGTCAGCAAACAAAACTCTGCTGCAATGGTCGAAAATCTTGTTAGCTTGTCACAGCAACGGTCAAAAATTATTGCCAGAAACTTTGCAAATGGTTTCTTAAAACCTTTGTTTGTCGAAGTATATCGACTGGCAATAGAAAACGAAGACTATCAAAAGATTATCGATGTTGCTGGCAACTACGTCCAAATCAACCCAAAAGACTGGGCTGAAAGAAAAGACGTAGAAGTTTCATTTAAACTTGGTTACGGCGAAACAGAACGCGAAGCACAAAAATTCCAAACGCTTCATGCAATGTTATCTCAAGATCCAGGCATTCAGCCGTTTTACACAACGCAAAATAAATATGCCATGGTTCGCCAGGCAATGCTCAATGCTGGTATTAAGGATGTCGACACATATTTAACGCCACCTGAACAAGTGCCTCCGCCTCAGCCTGATCCTGCACAAGAACTTGCAATGCAAGTGCAGATGAAACAAATGGAACTTGAGGAGCGCAAGGTAGCGCTGCAAGAACAAGAACTGCAACTTAAAGCGCAAATGGAACAAGAGCGTATGGAGCTTGAGCGTGCCAAAGTTGAAGTTAATGTTTCTACTCAGTACAGCGCTGAAGAACGCAAAGACTTTGATTCAGAAGTACGCGCAGACATTGGCTACAAAGAGCTTGAGCTTGCTAAAGCCACACCTGCAACTGAACGCACTGCAATCGTAAGTCCAAATTCATAGGTTGCATCATGCCAAGTAAAAAGAAAGAGCCTCGGCTGTCTGTCGGCCGAGGTGAAAAACTACCTGCGTCAAAAGGTGCTGGGCTAACAGCCAAAGGTCGAGCCAAGTACAACCGTGCAACAGGCGGAAACCTTAAACCACCAGTAACAGGAAAAGTTAAAAAAGGTAGCGCTGCTGCAAAGCGCCGGAAGTCATTTTGTGCCAGATCAAAAGGCTGGACAGGTGAACGCGGCAAAGCAGCAAGGCGCCGCTGGAAATGTTAATTTGGTCAAGGAGAGACTATGGAAGACCAAGAAATTATTGAGCAGGGTACTCAAGCAGAGGTGCTGCTCGGAAGTGACGCGTTTACTAAAACCGTCAACGGCTTACTCGATCAATATGTAAGCCTTTTTTTCTCAACTGATCCGCTACAGAAAGACGAGCGCGAAGTCGCATATCATTCTGCGCGGGCAATGCAAGAAATTGTAAACACATTGAACCAAAAGGTGATGATGAAAAATCAAATCCTTGAGGCAAAGGAGTAATAAATGTCCGAGACTACTGAAACTAGCGTCTCCGAGAACCCTGAAGGTCCATCAGTGGACACCGCAATTAATGCTTTTATGAAGCGTTGGGAAGACTCTCCAAAAGAGGAGACATCAGAACACGCAGAAGAAAGCGAAGCAGAGTCTGTAGAAGAAGTAAGCGAAGATACAGACGACGCTGAAGACTATGAAGTTGTCGAAAGTGAAGAAATAGACCTCGATGACGTCGAACCAGAATACGATGACGAAGAGTATGAAGATGATGATTATGAGCCACAAGTGGCTTCAGATGATCTGATTACTAAAATCAAAGTTGGTGAAGACGAATACGAAGTATCTGTTAAAGACTTGAAACGATTATACGGTCAAGAAAAGTCGCTTACAAAAAAATCGCAACAAGTTGCAGAACTACGCAAAAATCTTGATAGCGAAGTACAAAAAAATGCAGTCATATTAAAAACGCTGTTGGAAAAAGCTGAAGAAAAGCTAAAGCCATATGCTGAAATTGATATGCTGTTAGCTTCGCGCCAAATGGAGCCTGATGATTTTGCGCAGCTTCGTAAAGAAGCACAACAAGCGTACGACGATTATCAGTTTCTTAATCAAGAGTCAGACAAGTACTTAGAAATAGTCCAAGCCTCGCGTCAGCAGGAACTGAAACAGCGAGCAGCCGAAGCTATTGAAACTTTGAAGCAAGAAATACCAGACTGGTCAGAAGATCTTTACAACAAAATCCGGAAATACGGTGTTAGCCAAGGCATTAGCCAAGATGACATCGATCAGCTTGTAGATCCTGCCGCAATCAAACTGGTGTTGAAAGCTATGAAGTACGATCAAGGCAAAAAAGTTGCCGTAAAAAAACGTGCAAAAGCTCCTCAAAGAGTACTTAGATCTGGTGCAACAAAACCCGTAAGTCAAAACAAGCGCGTCAAACAACAAACAATGGACGCACTAGCAAAGTCTGGAACCACAGACGCGGCTCGGGATGCATTTTTAGCGCGTTGGTCTGCTAGTGACTAATCTTTAGCCCTATAAGAGGAATCAATGGCTACATATACCACGTACAACCAGATTGGTATCAAAGAAGACATTTCTGATATCATCTCAAATATCTCGCCAACAACGACACCTTTTCTGTCGTCTATTGGCAAAGAGTCTGTAAAAAACACACTGTTTCAGTGGCAAGAAGACTCACTTTCCGCAACTGCAGAAAATGCAGAGGTTGAAGGCTTTACTGCTACAGATCTTACCTTGACACCAACTGTCATGCGTTCGAACTATACGCAGATCCAGTCAAAGACCATTAAAATCTCAGCAACGGCTGATGCGATTGACGCATACGGACGTGCGCAAGAGACCGCTTACCAACTTTCGAAAAAAGCTGCTGAATTTAAGCGCGACATCGAATTTAACTTGGTTGGTGATCGTTCAACAAACGGTAACGATGCTGCCGCAGGCTCATCTTCAACTGCACGTCTAACAGCAAACATTCATGGCGACGACGCCGGTTCAAATGCTGTTATTAACTCTGCTGTTCAAGAAGCTGGTGGCTCTGCTGCTTTGTCTGAACAAATGATCCTTAATCTTGGCGATAAGCTGTATGACGAAGGTTCAGAAGTCTCAATCTTGATGATTAAGCCTGCTGACTCAACAGTTATCGCTGGCTTTACCCGTTCAGCAGTTGGCTCAGGTAACGCTCGTCAAGAGCACTTTGTCAACGGTGGTCGCACACTGATGAACGTCGTAGACGTTTACATTTCGCCTTACGGTGAGCAACGCGTTGTAATGAACCGCTTTATGAAGACTGACGTTGCATTCATGTACGACCCAGCAAACTGGAAAATCTGTGAACTGCGCCCAATGACTCGCGAACTACTTGCGAAGACAGGCGACGCAGATATGCACATGATGGTGACAGAATACGGACTTAAGCATGCTAACTACAAGGCATCAGGTCTGATCACAGCTATCACCTAACTGTTTAATGTGGGTGTCCTCGGATTTAGCTCTCCTTGCCGAGGGCACCTGCATTTCAAGGAGACACAATGATGAATCCAATCGATAGATTAATTGATGCCGATCTAGGTGTCATGCAAGACGCTGACGGTCTTTACCGAACGCGCACACAAAAAATTACAAATGAATTTATGCAGTCGCTGCAAGATCAGCGCGACGCTGGTGGTTATACAGACAGTGGCGAGATGCTCAAAATGGCGTCGATCCCTGTAGTCATTGTCGAGCAAATGATGAAAGAAGGCATAGACGTTTATAAGTCGCCAATTAAAGACATCATCAAGTGGTTAAAAAATAACGACATGGACCACTTTTTAACGACAACTAAGAGGATTTAATATGGCAACTTTTGCTGAGCTAAAACAAGATGTGATTGACTTGATTAATCGTAATGATTGTACCGACGCACTTGCAGCTTCGTTTGTAAACTTAGCTCAGCGCAGATTGCTAAGAACACTTCGGTTGCCATCATTAGAAAAAGTACAAACAGTTATTACTGGTACAACAATATCAACAATTTTTAATAGCACTACAGGTGTCTACAGCTTACCTGCAGACTTTTTAGAATTAATTTATATTTATGATGACGACAGAATTTTAGAGCGAATACCTCTTCGTAAATTTCTAGAATATTCCAAAAATCATTCAGCTGCTGGCAAGCCGCGTTATTACACACGTGTAAAAAATACGTTTGAGCTAATGCCAAAACCTGAAACAGGTCACGAATTTTATGTCGTGTACGCCGCTGACGACACTACGCTTGTAAACAACACAGACACCAATGTCTTGTCGTTGTCTTGCCCAGATTTAGTTGTTTATGGCGCAGTTTTGTATGCTGCAGATTATTTTAATGATTCTCGCAAAGCACAATTTGAAGACGTTTATAACAAAATTTATATGGACGTAGCAGCATTGGCTGACGCAACTGACGCAGCAACCGCTGATGCTTCAGTGCAGCCTTCCTTTACATACCAAAGCGATCTTTTGAATTAGGTGAAGCGTTATGTCAAAAAGTTCTGTATTCCAAACAATAGGTACCGATCCTGTTCAAATTTCGTCTTCTGTTGCGCTGCTTGAAGACTATGTGACAGACAGTGCAGCTAACGCTGCTGCAGCAGCTGCTAGTGCGTCGACAGCTGCTTCAAACGCAAACGCCGCAGCTTCAAGTGCAGCTTCAGTTGTTACGTCAGTCAACAATGCCGCAGCAAGTGCTTCTGCCGCTGCTAATAGCGCAACCAACGCTGCTACTTCAGAAACTAATGCTGCAACTAGCGCAACTAACGCTGCAACTAGTGAGACAAACGCGGCAACTAGTGAGACCAATGCCGCTACTAGTGAGACAAACGCAGCAAACAGCGAGACAAACGCTGCAACTTCAGAAACCAATGCTGCAACTTCAGAAACTAATGCTGCTACAAGCGCGACTAATGCAGCGACTAGCGAGACTAACGCTGCCACTAGTGCAACTAATGCTGCAACTAGTGAAACTAACGCGTCAGCCAGCGAAACAGCCGCTGCAGCTAGCGAAACAGCAGCTGCAACTTCAGAAACTAACGCCGCCACAAGTGCAACTAACGCCGCAACAAGTGAAACCAATGCCTCAAACAGTGAAACACTAGCCGAGCAATGGGCGTCACAGACTACTGGCATTGTTGATAGCACTGAGTATAGTGCGAAGGCATGGGCTATTGGTGGCACTGGCGTCACAACAACAGCTGGCGCAGGTCCAGCTAAAGACTGGGCTGTGTCGCCTACTACTGTAGATGGTACTGAGTATTCAGCTAAGAACTACGCTGCTGGCACACTCACATCACTAAACGGTTCAGCCAAGCAATGGGCCTTGGGTGGCGGATCATCATTTGATGTCTACACAACAGTCAGTGGTGGTTTGTACTCTGCGCGCTACTACGCTGAACAAGCCGCCGCTAGGTTCGACTCATTCGATGACGTGTATCTTGGGGCAAAGTCTTCAGATCCAAGTACCGATAACGACGGAGACGGATTGCACTCAGGCGATCTCTATTTCAACACCACTGACTCAGTAATGAAGGTTTATGACGGAACCAACTGGAACGCAGTTGTGACAGACACAAGCACCTTTGCGACTAAAGGCTTTGCGACAGCAATGGCGATTGCACTTTAATAGGAAACAACGATGGCACAAAACTTTAGAAGATATCACCTCAATGCCGTGGGCGTTTCTGCGGCTGACATACCTGTCGCTAGTAACTTTCCAACTGGATACCACACGATCATCAGTATCCGGCTGGCTAACGTAACTAGCAACATGATCATGGCATCCGCCTACATCAACAATGGTACAGACGACATTTCGTTGATCGTCAACGCACCTATACCAGCTGGAAGTAGCCTTGAGCTAATCGATGGCGGCTCAAAGATTGTTGTCACAGACTCAGACAGACTGTGGGTGCAGTCAGACACAGCATCATCAATGGATGTTCATTGTTCTATCGTTGAAGAAATCAGTTCATAGGGGTAGCAGATGGGACACATAGGAAACACAGTCCAGACTGCCTTTACCTCGTTTGACAAGCAGACAATCACTGGCACTGGCGGCACCACATACACACTGACGCATAGTGTTGCTAACGAACGTGAGATCGAAGTCTTTGTAAACAATGTGCGGCAGGAACCGTCAGTTGCTTACAACGTGTCTGGTAATACCTTGACGATGACTGGCAACGTAGCAAGCACAGATGACTTCTATGTTGTGTACCAAGGCAAAGCAGTTCAGACAGTCACTCATCCCTCTGACGCACCACTGCAAGCGACCACAGGCACATTCACCGGAGATGTGACAACCACGGGTGATTTCAAACCTACTGGCAAAGAATACTTCCACGTTGATTTAACAACTGCCCAATCCGGTAATTCATCACAAAGTACGGTTACTGTGGATTTTGGAGGTAGTGGCACAGTCAAGTATGACACTGCGTCAAACTTTGATAGTGCAAATGACGCGTATCTTTTGGGCAGTAGTGATGGTGTCTATCTAATAAGTTTTAGTATCGGCATAAAGTCAGTGAGTATCGCAACGGAAACTATAAAAGATGCGGCAGCACAAATAAGAGTTGCAACAGACGGTTCAACTTTTACCCCGATTATCGGTAACGGTGCGCATGTTCAGAATAATGCGGGCGATGAAATCGGTTCATTCGCTTTAAGTG